CTCACAGCACCTGTTATTTCATTTGCTGTCCCCGCTTGCATCTTTATAACGTCCCCTGCTTCTAAATTCAAGGTATTTTTTAACATGTTAACAGTCTCTTTATTTAAGTCTTCATGACCAATAATAACATTACTACCCCCTGATTTTTTTAAAAATAAATCCGTGTCCACTGCACTAGCAGTATCATGAACTGCTTGAACCGTTTTTACAATTGCTACTGCGGAAGTCGCTACTGTTAATACTGTAGTTAAGTTAGTAGTCGTTAAATCAAATACTTCGCTTTTATATTGTATGGTCATGATAAAAAATAATTATATGTATCTTGCTCTTCTTTCAAGTCATTTTGAAATGAAAAATTAAGTTGATCTTTCACTGTAGCAATAGACTCTAAAATTTGTCTTTGATTATCTACTTCATATTCTTGTTTGGGTTCTGGTATATATGCAGTTACTTTAGCCATTAGACGCTCCCGCTATAAGGAAAAAAAGGATATTCTCTACTTGCATACTGTGGTAATGATTCAAGTATAGGTTGTTTATTTGTGTTAGGCATTAAATAATTAGGTTGAAGAGACATTGAATTATTATCTACAAATCTTAAAGTGTTTATTCCTGTATCAGGTTTATAAAAAGGTGTATTTGTTTCAGCCATATATGTAGTAATATCTTGATTAGGAATAATTGATTGCTCAGTATTTATTGCAAGGTCATTACCAAAATCAAGAAACTGTTGTGCATCTTGCTCTGCAGTATTGGGAACAATTCCCATTTGAGATCTTAAAGCAGCAAGTCTTTCATCTAAATCAGTATTACTATAATCTCCATCAGCATATTTTGTATTTAATGTGTTTTGTATTGTGTTAATTCTATTAAGATTAATTCTTTGTTGTCTAGCATTATCATATTCTTCTTGAGTTCTATAACCTGTAGTCTTTTCTCTAAAGTCCCCAAGTTTATCACCTAAAGAAGTAAGACCAGATCTAAACGACTTAAACATACCAGGCATTGGAATACCTAAAGCAAGACCAATAAGATTTTGTAAGCCAAATCCTGAACGTTGATTTCTAGAGCCAACTGTATCTAAAGTTACTGGTTTATATGTTCTTTGTTTAAAAGAAGGTTCAAATCTAGAAGCATTATTTCTATTTAAGTTATCTACAAATTCTTGTCTGCTTCTTTTATAATCGGCTCCACTAGGTCCTGGACCTAAATCATTAAAGCTTGCTCCACCAGCACTAACGTTGGGGGTTTTTTGCTGTGATGTTGGTTTGTCAAACTGAGATGCATCAGCACCGCCTTTAAAATTTCTTCTAGCAGTTATTCTTTTGTCTATCATTATCTTCGTCCGTCTGGTTTTGCATCCAGTCTAAGAGTACCATAACGCCAGGTTTCTCCGACTGCATCATTTTCTATTTTAAGTGCTACTAGTCTTGCTCTTGCACGAGTATCTACTTTATCAGTAGATGAGCTAACTGTAAAGGGTCCAAGTGGAGAACTTACAGCGGTGCCATTAGGGTAATCATTTAGAAGTAAAGTAATTTTTGAGTTTCCTTCTAATACCTGAAAATCAGGTATAAATCTTTTAACTGACATAATATATTCACCATCTCCTCTAAAGTCCGCAACACCTGTTTGAGTTCCTAAAGCACTTGATCTACTTGCTATATCATAATCACCTGATTGAATAAAAGCATCAATAGAAGTTGTACCAGATGAATTTACTTGATCGGTTCCGGTTTCATGAGCATAGTAAATGGATGCACCATAGGTTGCTGTTATACCTTGAATTGGAAAGTTAGGCAAAGCGGTCGAATTGTATTCCGTTGCATAAGGCAAATCAAAAAGTCCTTGATCTATATAACTAGTTCTAGCTAATGATGAGGTAGTCCAAACCCTTTCTGCGTAATTATATACTACACCTCTATTAATTTGTTGAGATCCAAACTCAGCATAAAACCAATTAATTTCATTATACAAAGTATTATGCTCTGCATAAACCAATTGATTTGAACTTTGGTTGATTCCTAAATTATCTCCTGTTGTACTAAATACAAAGTCTTCAACCTCACAAGGAATAGATTTTACAGTACCATCATACGCAAAAAATCCACCTTCACCAGACATCCAAAAAACAACACCATTAGAATAGCTTAATGCGTTCTGTCCAATCAATCCACAGTTAGTACCTACTTGTCTAACTGAAAAAGTAAATGGTGGTCCAACAAATTGAATTACATAAGCAGAAGTATCTGTTAATACTAATGTATAATCTTTACCGGATACAGCTCCAATAATTTCATTACCTTTATCTAATCTAAATGTCCCTGCAGTATTAGTTGCTGTTGGTTGATACACATTAAAATTTTCTTGGTCACTAAATCTAATAAACATTGGATCTTGAGTTGTAGGATCGCCAATAGTTGTTTCAGTTCCAAAATGAAATACATGTCTATCCCTGTCGGATACTTGCGTTAATCTTGATGCAGTAGGTGCACCAGTCATAATCGTTGCTCTATTTCCTCTTGGACTACTTACCCCTGCATTCCATGTAAAAGTTTTACCATTATGAATTGTTGCAACAAGTATTTGACCAAAATTATCTAAAGACCATAAACCTGGATCTAAAACCACGTCACTGGTTGCACTTGCCGTTCCCCATGTGCTTGAGCCCCATGTATCTGTACCCCAACCTAAACCTGCAGTTTGAAAAGTAGGGCCAACAATTTCATAAGGATCAATTGTTGCTGATCCAGTCGCTGATGTTGAACCTGCAGAATTTGTAGGCATTGTAATTTGAAAAGTATTAGCTGTTTTGTTTAATACTTCAAAAGTATTATCTGTAAAATCACTTATTGCATAACCTGAGCCAGATGGGACGGTAACAGATGAAAATGTTACATATCTTCCATCTAATAAACCATGAGCAGTTTTGTTAACTGTAACTGTTGAAGATCCTGACGTTGCATCAAAGGTAGCTCCAGTAATTGCTGTAGCCAAAGGACTAATATCAAAAAATTCTCCGCTATAATATAAAAATAAACCTTGTGAGGTTCCTATAGCTACATATTTTTCTCCAGCGATACTAGCAAACGCATGTTGCGCTCTTGCTACACCTGGTAATGTATTATTAGAATTAGTAAGTTGTGACCAACCCCCTATTTTTTCAGGTAGTCCATATCTAAATCTAACAAAATCGCCATCGATCCATCGACTTTCTGCCCCTGATTCTGTAACCATTTTGTCAAAACCGGGTTTAAAATTAAGTTTTTGTAGCATACAATGCCTTATATATTAATTTTATAGAGAATGAAAGTATGTTAATAACAGAATTATTTAAAGAACATTTTCATAATCTGTTATAAAAAGAGTAGAAGTATACCTTCTAACACCTTTAGTTTTACTAGCATGCTGGCTATGTAACCAAGTGGAAGGAAACAACACTGCTCTATTCGGTCTAAAACCCACATGAATATCTAATTCATAACTAGATTCATAATCGTCACTTAATTCTCCATCTACATGATAAAAAACTGTTCCATTTTCAACGGCTACAGGCCCCTGCAGCATTATTAAAATATTTATGTTATAAGGATCTATGTGAGGTTTAAAATGATCTAAATTTCTTAAATCAATTCCAGAACTTTTATCTAAACCTGTAATTTTAATTTTAAATTTATTTTCTGCTTGTTTAATAAAAATGTCTCTTAATTCAGTATCATTACTTAATAAAAATCGATCGCCATAATAATTTTCATTTGTTTTTTCTTGACCAACAAACCATTTAGGAGAGTAATATATTTTAGTAGTTATATGATTTTGAATTTTATTTAAGAGGTTTTTGTCAAAAAAATTATCTAATACCTTTATCATTTTCTTTCTTTATCTCTTGAAATTTAATTTTTGTATTATATAATATACTATATATTAGTCGTTTACAATATGAAAGAAAAATTAGAATGAAAAAAACAGCAAATGTAAAAAATTTTATAGGAATATATGATGGATACATTACTGAAGAAGAATGTAAAAATGCCATTAGTATATTTGATAGTCAAGAAAAATTAAGAAACACTTTTTCTAGATTACAAATAGAAAAGATAGATCTTAAATACAAACAAGATAAACATCTTTTTTGTAATGGAGCTAACGTAGAAATTTGGTATGAAGACTTAAAATCATTAATAGTTAATTTTGATTTAGCTTGGAAACATTATTCAACTATTGTAGGAGCTGATGAAGCTTTTCAAGTTGATTTTCATTACACAACTTTAAAAATTCAAAAGACACTTCCAACTGAAGGTTATCACATTTGGCATCTTGAACATGGAAAAGGTTTTGAAAATGAATCTAGGGCTTTTGTTTTTTCAGTGTATTTAAATGATGTAGAAGAAGGAGGAGAAACAGAATTTTTACATCAAGCTACAAGAGTTAAACCTAAAACTGGTAGAATAGTTATATGGCCAGCTAGTTTTCCATATCTACATAGAGGTAACCCACCGTTATCTGGTGAAAAATACATTTTAACTTCTTGGTTGCGTTTAAGACCATAAAATGAAAAAATTTGATCCTTTTTCATATCAACATTTGTTTTATGAATATAAAATAAAAATAAACAAAAATGAAATTAATCAAATTTTAATTTTACTTAAAAATATAAATACCGACTATCAAAAAACTACATATAATAAATTAAATATTTTAAACTTTCCTGTATTAAAAAATTTAAAAAAACAAGTCACAAACATTTTAGATAAAGATAATTTATTATTAACTAATAATTGGGCTCAATTATATAACAGCAATAATAAACATGATATTCATAATCATTATGGATCAATTTATTCTGGAATAATTTATATTAATGGATCAGAACCTAGTCCAACTATTTTTTATGACAGTTTATTTCGTCCATATTATCATAGTTTTAAAAAAAATACTTTATTGATGTTTCCCTCAATGATTCCCCATCAAGTAAAAAATTTAAAATCAGAAGAACAAAGATTAATAGTTTCTTTTAATACTACGAAGAATATGAAGTAGGCCTTGCACCTAATCTAGAAATTTTTTCAGCTTCAGTTTCATCATCAACATTGTCATTGTCCCAATTCTCTTGTAATATTGTTAGATGAGCTGAGTCCCATTTAGAAGTAAACTCTGAAAAATCACCTAAGCCAGCATCGGAAAAAGAACAATGTGGAGTAGTATCTCTGTGTTCTACTTCGTCAGATGGATTAGAATTACCGTATTGAATAGCCCAAATATTTGAAAACTTTGATTGTCCCCAAAAAGCATCGTCATCTAAAATTTTATATGCTGTTGGTTGATCGTTTTCATTTTTAACTCCATGATTTATAATCATCTTGTCTTCCATTACCACTGTCCAATTTGCGTTAGTTGCCATTTTTTCTCCTAAGTTTTAATTATATAAATAACTGTTAAGTAAGGTTGTAAAACTGAGTTTGCAGATCCAGAAAAAGTTGCACTCATATTGTGAGAGTGACCAGTTCCAGAACCATCAGTGTGTGTGCTTACATTAGTATTGTTATTACTTCCACCAGCATAATTTTGTCTTAAAAAAGCACCAGTAGAAGGGTTACCTTGACCAGGGGAGTTTTTCTGAATGTGTGAGTGAGAAGGCATTTGCGCTGTGGATATAGTAGCATTAGCTGTACTACCACCCACGTTACCTGAGTTTGCTACTGTGTTTGCTCCACCTGTTGAAGCTAAAGCTTTGGTTCCTGATTTTCCAATAGGTACATTATCTTGTAAGTCCGGTACATTAAAAGTACTTGAACCATTACCTGCACCATAAGTAGTTCCTATAGATGTAAATAAAGCTGAATAAGTTGTTCTTGAAACTGCTTGACCATTACATTCTAAGAAACCTGTAGGGACCGCAGACTTTGACCATGGAACAATAGTTGCTGTAGGGATACCACCTTCTAGTAGTTCTCCACCATTAATAATTTCGGTTCCGTCTGAAAATAGTCCCATTATGAGTCTCCTTTTATCTTAGATAAATTAATTTTAAATTTTTCTCCAGATATATTATTTATCATAAATATATCACTTTCACCTTCTTGTAAAGTCCAATTTCCTTTAGTTCCATCGACTATATTACCTTTTTCTTTAAACTTATTAGAAAGATGTAAATCCCCTGTATATATGTTTCTCCATACATTACTTACAGCTCCTAAATCGTAGGTATCATTTGCACCAGGTAAAACATGTCCTGTGGCTGTTACAGCTCCAACTGAACTAAGTCCTTCTACAATATTTGTTCCATCAGAGTAAAGAACTTTGGTCCCTTTATCAGTTGCTGTCCAAGTTACACCTGTACCAGAGGATGTTTTAAATGTTACGGTAAAGGCCCCTGTAGTTGCATTCTCGACTAAATAAGTTTTTTCAATTGAATCAGGTATAACAACATTAACATTTGTTGTAATTGACCCTGTTAATTTTAAAACTTGATTTTTACCATTCGATAAAACACCGTTTGAAAAAGTCAAGGTTGCACCAGTGGTTGCATTTAAACCTACTGCATCGTATCCACCAATTGCTTGTTCTAAAATAAGTAAATTGGTATTTGTAATTTGTCCCCAAGTACCTGAGTTTTCTCCGGTTGCTTGAACGGTTAATTTTAAACTTGTTGATGTTGTATTTGCCATATTTTAATTCCTTAATATTTAATTATAATTATATTGTCACCATAAATCAAGCTACTTCTTTCCAACCTGGAGGATCTACAGGTGCACCACCTGTAGGAACTTTGGTCCATACAATTGGTCCTACAATACTTCCTTCAGCCATTGTCATTTCAATTCCTGTTAATATAGCTAATGAATCTGGTGCTGTTGCAGTTCCTTCCTGCATAGTTAAACTAAAACCAGTTAAATCTATTAAAGTGTTAGCATCTAAAACAGCTGTACCAAGAGCAGCTGTCATAGCAATACCTGTTTCAGTAACGTTAGCATCTCCAGTAACTGTTGGAGCATTTTCCTGCATTGTTAGTGGGAAACCTGTGATTGAAACGTCTACATCAGTAAAACCAATAATACTTCCTAAGTTTATATTAGATCCTATACCTGTTACATCTTCTGTTGTAACATCAGTAAACCCTTGAGCAGTTCCTAAAACTAAAGGTGTTGAAAATCCTGTAATTGAAACATTTGCATCTCCAACAACTCCTGGAGTATTTTCCTGCATTGTTAATGGAAGACCTGTTAAATTAACAAGAGCATCTGCTGTAATTTCCGTAACATTACCTAAAGACATAGGTAGAGGGAATGTTCCAACAATACCACCTGTTGTAGCCTCTACTTCAACAGGAACAAGGAATGTAGCTGGACTTAATGTTGCAAAAGGCGCTTCGCCAAAAGCTATTAAAGTATCATGTGTAGAATTAGCTAAATTAAGATTTAAATCAAAGCCTGTTACGTCAACTTGTTGTCCTATTGATGTTTCTGTGGTGCTTCCTAAACTAGATGTTAAAGCTTGACCAGTTGGTGAAACTAACACAAATGAAGAACCAAGCACAGTTCCTTCTGCTGCAGTTAAAGCTTGACCTGTTACAGAAACATCTACATCTATATTAATAATACCTGAATTTTCTTGAGCTGTTAATTGAATACCTAAAGGATATACAATTACACTAGAATCTTCTGCACTGAAGGGTGCCTCCGAATATGCTGTGACTCCTAGGGCCATGGATTAGGCTCCTGTTTTTTGTTCTTCTTTTTCTTCTTTAGGTAATTCTGGTTTTAATAAATCAGAATAATGTTTTTGTAGAACTTCTAGATCAGTAAACTCAATAGTTAATTGATTTTTTTTAGCTATAATATTGTGAAGCTTTGATAAATACATTTTACCTTGATCAGATAATTTTTCACTATCGTATTGTTTTGTGTCAAAATTAAAAATCATTA